AAATATTTACGTCCGATGTATTGTCTACCGTTTTCATTATTTGTAATGAGGTAGACGTAACCGAAGAAATCGCCAATATCGTCAGAAGTAAAAGTTGTATCTTTGTATAGCCAGGGATTTTCATAATCTACGTTCATAATCCTTAAGGACTTCTAACGCATTATTTATGAATTATAATTTGAAACCACTAAAGGTATCTTTCTTCACATCTTGCTTAATACCACCAACTACATATGACTCTACTTCTGTCTCCTGTGGTGCGACTTGTAGACCCTTAGATGAGATCCAATGATCTGTCCATGGTAAAGGATTGTTTCTTGCTGAGATGTCATATAGTGGTTTTAAATTGATAGATCTAAGTCTTCTATTTGCAATCCACTCAACGTATTGTTGTAGTAACTTATCGTTCAAACCAATCATTGATCCATCTTTGAACAGATAGTCAGCCCATCTCTTCTCTTCATTCACTGCACGATCAAACATCTTATAAGTCCACTCCTCTTCCTCCTTCATGATCTCTTGCATTTCTGGATCATCACCCTTTCTCCAGTTCCTTAAAATGTTTTGGGTAAGGACAAGGTGTTGGTTTTCATCTCTCGCAATGAGGGATATGATCTTTGCGGATCCTTCCATGAGTTTGAGTTCGCCGAAAGCAAAAGAGCAAGCAAAAGATACATAAAAACGAATACCCTCCAAGATGTTGACATTAGCTACTGCACGATAAAGTTTTCTCTTCAATTCTTTTCTTTCCCACTCTGCTGTGGTACTCTCCCGATGACCCTCCTTCCACATATTACCTGTGCCCCATTCTTGAGCATAGTTAATAAAGTCATCATAAGACTCTGTGACACTTGCTGCACGTTCTAATATCCTTGGATCACTGATAATTTTATCAAATACCTCAGATGGATCAGGATAAACATTCTTTATAACGTATGTGTATGAACGACTATGAATCATCTCCATGAATCCCCATACTTCCATACATGACTCTAACTCAGGTAAAGAACAATATGGAATGAATGCCATTCCGGGTGCTCTTCCTTGTACAGAGTCTAACATAATCTGATACTTCAAGTTAGAAGTATAGATATGCTTTTGTTCTGGTCTTAGTGATTGATAATCACCACGATCTTTTTGAAGAGATACCTCTTCTGGTCTCCAAAAATATCCTAATTGTTGTGTAGTTAGTCTATCAAATACAGGATATTTGAAAAAATCATACCTTTGAACACCAAGAGGCTGACCAAAAAACATTGGTTGCTTCTTTATGTTCACTTCATTTGTGTTAAATACTGTCATTCCGTCTACTTTAGATTGTGCAAGACTCACACTCTTCCTCCTCAGATGAATTTATTTCTTTCATTAAACATTCAAGATTCGGGGTCTCCTCCTCTATCTCATCACTCTTCATATCGTTAGTGTTTTGATAATATGATGTCTTCCAACCATACTTATATGTGGTTAAAAGGTCTTGTGCCATCACTGATACAGGAACTTCAGAGTCGTCAAAGTGCTCTGGGTTGTATGACCAGTTCCCAGAGATTGCTTGATCGAAAAATTTCTGCATTACAGCGACTACGTTAATATATCCAGTATTATCAGGCATATCCCAAAGAAGGGTGTAGTTGTTTTTCAGGCTTCCATAAGATGGAACCACCTGCTTAAGAGGCCCTTTCTTTGATTTTTTAACGGACAGGTAGTCTCTAGGAGGTTCGATTCCATTTGTTGCATTTGACACAACGGAACTGCTCTCCGATGGCATCTGTGCGGACAGTGTTGAGTTCCTAACTCCGTGTTCCAAGACAAGTGCTCTAAGAGATTCCCAATCATGTTTTAAGTTGTTAGGAACGATCTCATCAATATCTTTTTTATAAGTATCAATTGGCAATATACCGTGAGAATATTTAGTATTTTTAGAATATTCACAAGCACCTTTCTCTTTTGCAAGATTAACTGTTGATTTTATAAGGTAATATTGGAATGATTCTGTTAAGTCATGTACTAATTGCCATGCTTTTGGGTCATCATATTTTACACCTTGCTTGGCAAGATAGTGTGCAAGACCGATATATCCGATACCAAGTGAACGTCGTGCTCTTGTAGCAAGCTCTGCTGCTTTGACGGGGTATCCTTGAAAATCAATGAGTTCATCAAGACTCCTAACACTAAGATCGCAAAGAGTTTCAAGATCTTGAACATCCCTAATTTTGCCAATGTTAATAGCACTAAGAATGCAGAGAGCAATTTCACCATGTTCGTCATCAATATGTTGTACGGGTTTTGTTGGTAGTGTAATCTCTTGACATAAGTTACTCATCTCAACTTTGTCAGTAAATGATGAGTGAGAATTACAATGATCAATATTCATTATGTAAATTCTACCAGTTTCTGCTCTTTCTTTCAAGAGGTCAAGTATAAGTTCCTGTGCATCTACCTGTGTCTTAGGAATAGTATCATCATTCTCATACTTAATGTATAGTTCATCAAAGTCTGGTGTACCAAAACTATCATAAAGTCCTTCTACATCATGAGGTGAAAAGAGAGTAATCTTTCCATTATCAATAAACCTTTGATAAAATAAAGCACTCAGTTGAATTGAGTAATCAAGTTTGCGAACTCGATTATCCTCTGTTCCTTTATTATTTTTTAATACAATGATGTCTTCTATTTCTTGGTGCCAGATGGGGAAGTGGACAGTCGCTGATCCACCTCTAATGCCATTTTGAGTGCAACATCTGACAGTTGCTTCAAACTTTTTGAGGAACGGTACAACACCCGTGTGTTGAACTTCTCCACCCCTGATTTTACTGTTGATCCCACGGATGCGACCTGCGTTGATACCAATCCCTGCCCTTTGTGCAACGTAACGACCAATGGCCATATCAGAAGTAAAAATACTATCCAAGGTGTCGTCAACATCAACCAGAACGCAAGACGCATACTGCCGAAGGGGTGTGCGGACTCCTGCCATGATTGGTGTTGGAATGTTGATTTTGTGTTTGGAAATGGCATCGTAATACTTTTTAACGTAATCTAATCGGATGTTTGGTGAATACTTTGAAAATATGGAAGCAGATATCAAAAGATACATGAACTGTGGAGACTCATACAATGCTCCTGTGCTTCTGTCTTGTACCAAATATTTATCGACCACTTGGCGAAGTCCAGCATATGTAAACAAATAATCTCTATCGTGATCTATGAATGTTTCGAGTTTCACAAATTCCTCTTGAGAATACAAATCGAGTAACTCTTTATCATATACTCCTGCATCTACGCACTTCTTAACGTGATCAATGAGTTTTGGATGATCATGTAATCTACCAAAAATTTGTTTGTTGACGGAAAACAATAATAATCTTGCTGCAACATACTGATAATTTGGATGGTCTAAATCTATTAAATCACTTGCTGAACGGATTAATATTTCTTGTATCTCTCCAGTTGAAATACCATCATAAAATTGTATACCTGATTGTATCTCTACTTGACTTGCAGAGACCCCTGCAAGACCATCACACGCTAGTTCAACCATTACGTGCATCTTTTCAAGGTTCAATGGTTCTATCGCACCATTTCTCTTTTTAACCTTTGTTCCGTTGGTCATATTTTTTTCCAATTGTTAAATTTTACTTTTGCTTGTAAACCAGAGTATGTGTTTGATTCTAGCACACTCATGATTTTGTGTCCACCCAATACCATATCGTTGATATCCTTTTCAACAATAGATGTTGGCCAGATTACTACTTTGTATCCTCCATTAATGGTTTTGTTGATTCTGTTGACGATTTCTCTGTTGCGAGGTTCATTATCATAAACGTAAATACAATCGCTCCAACCAAACGACCTAATATCAAGATCGGAGCCACACATAGCAACAGAGTTTTGTACCAAGGTCGCATCGAAGGGTCCTTCAATGATGAATATGGGTTTTTCATTATCAATTTTATCGAGTCCATAAATTTTTGGAGCATCTTCAATAATCATCACAGTGATATATTTAACAGAGTTAGGACCTAGACTCCTACCCTGAAATCCGCTCAAGTTTTTTTCCGTATCATGAAGTGGTATAAT